TCATGCGAGCGCAGTTTGGGCCGTGATCTTGACAAACCGGCGCCGAGGATCAATTTCGGGCGGGCCCTTGATAGCCCAACGCTTGTTGGTTCTTGGCTCCCGGATCTCCCAAGCGGCCGTGACTCCATCAAATGCCGGATGCCAGCGTGCCCAGAACTCGACGGTAGCTATACCTGTGAGCCGAGCGCCAATGACCGTCTCCGATCCGCTAACGCCCCTCTTATCAGCTGCATTCCGGAACTGCTCGGCCCAAGGCCCGGCGCCGGGAATTACGCCGCCGTAGCCGTCATCACCATCGGTCTTCTTCCAAAGCGCGATGGGCGTAGTCATTTTGCCCGCCTCAAACATCGGACCGATCCTCGCCCGCTCGTGACATGTTTAGCGGCTCAAGGTAGGTGTCGCCGCCGTCGATCTTGGACATATCCAAAAGGCTGCGGATATCATTGGCCGAGAGCCATCCGCCGTCACGTCCAACCCTGTAAGCCTCGTATTGGCTCTTAAGGTCGCCGCGCAGAAGCTCCGATAGATCGTGACGCACATAATAGCCGGCCTTACGGGCGTCTGGCGAAAGCAGCGAAATGTTCATTGCAGCTTCGACCCGCTTGGCCCAAGGCGCCAGGCACCGAGTAACTAGCGAACGGCCTTCCTGCTCCGTATTCGCGTATGTGCCGAAATCCAAGATACCAGCAGCAGTAGGCGGGACGCCATAGACCCGGCAGATATCGAGCGCCGAGAGCTTACGGCTTTCCAGAAACTCCGCGTCCTTGCTCGAAAACTGAAACTGTTGGAACGTGGCTCCGCCGTCTAGCACCATAACATCGCCCGCCTTAGCCGCCCCGACAAACCTTTGCCGAAACCTCTCCATTACGCTTTCTTTATTCTGTGCCGGCAGCTTCTCCGAAAACACCAGAGCACCAGCCGGCCGGAACGAATTCTCAGCCTGAGCACCCGCTTGAGATTGCTGCGAGACAGCAAGGCCGAAAGTCTGTGCGGCGATCTGGATAGGCGAGCGCCCGCGAATACCGTCAAGGCTTTGGTATCGAACGTGCAACACCTCATGGTCGAGCAGGACCGCAGACGAGCCGGTTGGATTATTCCAGCGATACCTTAACCGACCCGACTTGAGCCGCTCCACGTCCACGTCAGACGGCAGCATTGGCAGCAGCGCTGTGACCTGCCCTCGCCCGTTCCGCACGATCTTATGGAAGCTGTTGCCATTCGTCAGGATCGACCTTGCCAGCCACTCACGGCCATCGAAAGCAGATACGCCCGGAGCCGTTTCGTCCATAAGGACTCCATAGAGGGTATGCTCTGTTGCCGGCTCTGCTCCGCCTTCTGAATTGTCCTTGTAGAGCTTGAGAGGCACCGAAGCGAGCGACTCCGACACCAGCGAGATACAGCGATGCGCTACCGCTAAGCCGGAAGCCTGGGCGATGTCCGCCGAGCCCTGCCAGCGTGCTCCAAGAAACTGCCCGAGATAGGGATCAGACGACGCAATCCGCTCCTCGACAGGCGCAGCTGCACGTATTTCAGTCTTATTAAATGGCCACATGAGCGCCTCCTAGTTCTGCGAGCCTCAAGCGACGGGCAACGTTGCCGCGCTCCTGCCTTGCCCGTGCCGATACAGTCGTTGCGCTGTAAGCTGGAAATGACTGGACAATGCTGATTTCGAAAAGGTTGACCGCGCTTAGCGTGCGATGAGTGCCCGTCCATGCATCCCCGCCGTCAGCGACAGAGAACCCAAAGGACACGCCTCCAAGGTCGCCACGTTCCGCCAGCGCGATCAGATCACGGCCGAGAGTGGTTTCCGGCAAATCTATCTCATAGGCCAAGCCGCGTTCATCTTCCCATAACCGCAGAGTGCCAGATTTTGTGCGCGCCAGAACCTTTCCGGAGTCATGATCGACCAGGGCGAGAATGTCGGGGTTGGAGGCAAGTGCAGCCCGGAATGCGCCCGCTGCAATGGACTCCGTGAATTCGCCCCCGATTGATGCGGTCTGATTGAATACAGCTGCGTATCCGGTGAGCTTGCGATTGCGTGCCGCCAGGTCTTGACTAGCCCTTCTTTCTTTCGTCATGGCGTCACCTCCGGAATTGCAGGGATCAAATCCCTATGGGGAGCAATGAGCATGTCCACGGCCATAGGCACATTTGCCAGCCGCTCCGCACTCACGGCCTCGCGATGGTTGTAAAAGTGGCCGACAAGCAACAGGGCAGCGTGCTTAATGGAGGCAGGAACGGGAGCGGCCGTAGCCACCCCCTGCCCTTCCAAAGCGCTGTCCACGACTGCAATCAGGCCGGTTATGTAAGCATCCTCGTCAGCCCACGATACACGCAGGTGCGATTTGGCCTCTGCCAGCGTGACAGTCGCCATATTAGGCTACCAGCTTGTATGCGAAGGCTTCCTCATGACGGATTGCAATGTCCGCATCAAGGAAAGCATGCAGGCGCAGACCGCCCTTGCTGGCGTCGCTGTAAGGATTTGCGAGGATATCGACGCCGGACCAATAGCCAATAACCAGATTGGACCAGGCACCGAAGATGAGCGGGTTTTTAGCCGTCACAGCCGGGATGTTATTGCTCGACTCCACGCGTTCGCCATGGAATATTTCCGACGCCGGGATAACGCGCCCAGTCGTATCTTTGACCTTGCGTACAGCAGCTAGCAAAGACGGGTTCGTCAGGAAGCCAGTCGAGCCAGTGATGTCGTCAATCTCAAGAGCGGCAATAAGATCAGCGGCAATATCAGATAGAGCGGTTGCAGCCGTAGCGTGCTCGGCAATGGCCGTCAGAATGCCCTCGGGATCGTTAACGCCAGTGCCGTTAATCGCGGCCTTATCGAGTGCCTGAGCGAGGACGTATGCCAGATCGTTCCGGAGGACGCTTTCGAGCGCAACGCCGTTCTGGAGCGTCAGGCGCCGGGACAGGTACATTTCGCCAGTGACAGTCTTGGGCTTGAGCGAAACCTTATCAAACGTAGCGTCCGATGCCGTGCTGGAGCCATCTTCAGCCACCCACGAGGAGGTCGGGCCGCTCGTCAGCTTCGGCAGGTCAAGATTACCAGACAGGCCAGAAATAACAGAAGCGCCCATGCCCTGAACCTTCAGAACCGGCTTAAGCCTGTCTACAAGCGCGCCCATGGAGGTTGCCACAGTGTTTCCAGCAGAGCCGGTCGTGAGCATAGCGCGCTGTTCACCGAAGATAACGCTGGTTGGTACGATGATACCCTGCGGCGCATTGCGAGCTTCACGCGCAAGTTCATCATGCATTTCGCGCTCAAGGCCAGAAAGCTTGTCGACGCCTTCACGGACGGCCTTGGCCAGCGAATAGTTGCGGAGTTCACGATCCTTGGAAGTATCAGCAGGCGCAACCGCAGCCTTATCCAGGGCGTCGAGCTTCTGTGCCCGGCGAATTTCACCATCGATAGAAGCAATTTCCTTTTCAACGGCAGTAAAACGAGCATCGTCGTTCTGGGCCGAGCGGAGTTCTTCAAGCTTAGCAGCGCGCTTTTCCTGAAGGTGAGCAATGTTAGTCATGTGTATTCCTTTCATGTTTTGGGATCAGTCTAAACGCCTTCGGCGTAGCTTCCCGCCCCTCATGGGGCATTAGGTTTTGTTTGGATTTTGATTAGGACTTGCTTACCGCGTAGGCCACGACAGCCTCCGATTGCCGTTCAACAGGTCTGGCATGAAACAAAGCGCGGGCTTGTTCCAGCGCGTTCATGTTCAATTCCAGTCTATCCAGCGGCAGGCTTGCAATACTGTCCTCAAGATCTTTTATTAGTCTGTAAAGTTGCTTGGTTGTCATCACGGGATCGGTACAATCGACTGGACAAGTTCGCCATCGCTCTGAAGTTCAACGTTCAGATTGACGCGACCGCCCGTTTCGGCCTCAATCGAGAGGTTCGCAACGTGCATCGTGCCAACCCATTCAATGCGCTCCGTCTTGAGCGTGAGCACTATCTTGACCGGAGTTGGCTCCGTGCCGTTGAAAGCAGCAAGCCAGGCGTCAACAGACTCCTCAGCCAGGACGCCCTCACCGTTGACGGAGGCCGAAAGGCTCGTTACGTCGCGACCAACCCAGCTTGCAGCATCAGGAGCGTCGCAATCAGGGATGACGACTTCCGAAAGCTCTTTGCTGAGCGCCAGGCTCTTGGATGTAAATCCGCAGGGCGCGGTAAAAGTGATAGTCGGCGAACCCGTGCCGAGCATCACTGCAAAGGCGCCAAAACGCGCCGTGGTAGGCTTAGCCAATGCTAATCCTCCTTATAATTCAAATTGTTTGGGAAATGCGCTCACAAGCGCGATGATCGGCGAAACCCGACAAAGAAAAGAGCCCAGACGCGGGCGAACAGCATTGGCGCTGTAGGAGGAAGCCCGAACGCGGGCAGACCGTCAGACGGTGAAAAGAGCAGTGAGGCCTAGAAAGGGAAAACGCCTCACTGCCAAACTCATGGACCGTAAGGAAACAAATCGCCGTTGCCTTACATGGGCTGAGTTAGCCTGCTGCTTTTATGCCTCAACGCGAAAATTCTGGAAAGAATGAAAAAAGCCCGTAAGTTATTGAAAACCAGCGGCTTTTTCTGCATCGCCTTATCAATCAAGAAACTCAGCCAGACACGCGGGCCAAGCCTCTTCCTTTTTCCGCTCCGCGATGGACAAAGCCATGGCGAGCGCCACGAGGCCGTCAATGCGCCCTGATGCTTTAGCTTTGTCTAATTTTCTATTGCCGGCAGCGTCAGATGTGCAAACGGCGTTGCTCGCGCACATTTTCAAGATCGCGTTATTTTCATGATTAAGGCGGGCCTCCGCGACCAATAGCTCCAGCGTGTCAACGGCCTTGCCCATTTCCTTGAAGCCTTGCCCGTGCTCGATAAGGGGCAACTCCACGCTAAGTGCCTCAAGCTCGCGCCGAAGGTCATCAATGCGCCAACGGTCATAGGCCACGCCCTTGATGTTGAACCGTGCAGCATCTTCTGCGATCCACTCAGCGACCAAACGCGGGTCGATGGCTTTGCCTGCCAGCAGCGTGAGCCGTGCTTTCTCGTCTCGACTCCACACGTCATAGGGCACGCGGTCATTGTCGCTCTTCCCAGCTATATCAAAATCGGGGAGGAAAAAACGAGGCAAGACCTCAAAGGTGCCATCGCCGTTAGGAAAGACTAGGACCCACGCCGTGAGGTCTCGCTTTGCCGACAGATCTAAGCCAGCCCAACATTCTCTCCCGACAAGCTCGTCCGGGTCAATTTCTCCTTTATTGTTAGCATCCCACTCGGCCCGAGCAATAAACCGCACGTTCGCATCAATGCGTTGGTTCAAAATCAGGTTCCGGAAGGACATTTCCAGGGTTGGGGAGCGCTGGGCTTGCGCCGCTTGCCGCCTCACGTCCTCAAGGGAACGGAAGTCACCCAAGGCCGGGTTCGCTGTAGCCCAGGTATCCGGGTGCCACGGGTCTGCGTCCACTGGCGCCGTAAATAGCGTCAAATGGAAGTGCGGGTCAGGTTCCGCCTCGCCTTCCCTAATTTTGACCCCGTAATCAATGAGGCGTGAAAACACTTGGTTGTCGTCGCGAGCCTGCGTGCTAATTGCCATTAGGAGCGGTTCTGAACGGGCACCCATTGCCGTATTCATGGCGTCGTAAAGGTGAGCATCCCTTGCATAGCCTAGCTCGTCCATGATGCAAAAAGACGGGCTGAGGCCCAACTTTGTGTCGGCATCGGCTGAGAGCGCCTTAAAGATTGAGCCTTTGCCCTTGCCCTCAAGCACTTCAATCTCAGCGTTAAAGCGAATTATGTTGACGCGCTCCAGCAATTCCGGGTGTGCTTCCAAAATCGCCTTACACTCGCCCCACGCTTTTTTGGCTTGGTTCTTATCATTAGCACACGCGAATATTTCTCCGCGCTCTTCAGCTTCAGGACCAAGCAAGTGGCACAGAGCGAGACCCGCCGTGAGCACCGTTTTCCCGTTCTTTCTGGCGAGCGACAGGACAGCCGTGCGCACGGGCCTATGGCCTGTTTCCGGGTCCGTTGCGTACACAGCCCGGATGAAATCGACTTGCCACGGCCGAAGCTTAAGCTTGGTTCCGGCTAACGTGCCCTGGGTGACGGGCAAGTCTTCAAGGAAGGCAATGATCCGTTCCACTCGGCTCAAGCCTTCCTTTTGCCAAGGTAGGGTTTTGCGCAATGGCTTCCCGCTCATTATGTCATTAGTTCCATTGCGTTTTTTGGCGCCAGGTCCCCGTAGTCCCATTTCATTCTCCTTCATCAATTTATTTGATCGAATCCCTCCGATGCATCACAAAATTTGAAACTAAGTATGCGCGCGGGTCCCACGCCGGTCCTCGCGCCTTCGTTTCGAGCTTCCAACCCGCCCCCACCCCTCAGAGGCGCCCGCACACGAGCTCCAGCACTCTGGACGGCTCATCGCTCATCCGTGCATCACAAACGCGCTGTGCGCTCGTCTATGCGTGTTTTGGTGCTTGGCCCTGTTCACTCTCACCATGATAGGGCGGGAAGCTGCGCCGCCAGGCGCTTAGACTTTAGCCAGACTAGAACCAGACATCCTCTGCGCCTGCCGGCGCGACTTCCCGCCCCACTGCGGGGCTGCTTGGCTCCCATCCATCAGGAGAAAGTGGATTGCCCGAGATATCGCAGCCTTTTAGCCCACGCTTGAGCCCACGATTGCCACGGTCCACGCGCCCGGTCTTTGATGAGTGACAGGACCAACACAAAGACATAAGTCCATCCGTTGAAGGGAACGCTGCTCCCCCTGCGCTGATAGCAACGATATGATCCACCGCATCCGCGCCGACAATCACTCCTCGTCGCTGGCAAGCCTCACAGAGCGGGCACTCATTTAGCTTGGCCATGCGCAATCGTTTCCACTGAGCCGTGCTATAAGGCCATTCAGCCATCACATGTCTCCTTTCTAATATTGAACATTTTTGGATCAGGTCAAAAGGGAACAACCGGAACACATGTATATGTGTGTTCCGTTCCGTTCCCCCCTATGAGACCAAACCGGAACAGGAACAGGAACAAGGGAACATTGATGTTCCGCCCTATTCATGCTCTATTTTGACTAGTGCCGCCGAGCCGTATCCGCCTGAACTAATAAGCCCTTCGCGAACAAGCTCACGAACCGCGCGGTTGAATTGCGCCTTTTGACTTTCGGGCTTGCCGGGCTTCATCCTGTCGAATTCCGCACGCACCAGCCCTTTAGGGACCATATCCCCCAGGACGCCATCCGCCCCGCTATCAGCAAGCTTTCGTATAGCCGTAAGAATTGCCGCCCTATCAGCCGAGCCGTCGCCGTCCTCTTGCTTGGCCGGTATTTCGTCCACCTGATACAGGACAGGTGCCGTAGTCCATTCTCCGTCTTCATCCTTGCCGAGCGTCACGCTATCAAACTTGAACGCGAGTAGATCACCTTCCACCCCGTCATTTGTCCCCGTATTAGTGAACACATGAGCGCCGTTGCGCTTGGACACGGAAAACGACACGTCAACCGCGCCATCAAGGTCGATCGCACCCTTGGCTCGCTCGCCAGCATGCGTAGTGTGATGGATGACGCAGACGTGGGGCTCCGGAACCTGCTCCTGCAAGTAAGCCACGCTATCAATCAGTTTGCCCATGTCTTTCGCCGCGTTCTGATCCCCACCGCCAAAGACCCGCGTCAGCGTGTCAATGATGACGAGGCCGCATTTCATCCCGCATCGATCTTCCGCATCCTCGATAATGCCAGCAAAATCCTTCACGTCGGACAAGTCCTTGGTCAAGTTGACGTAGCCAGACAATACAAGGACATTTAACCGACCCGTGTGATCATGCTTTTTCCGCCAAGCCTTGATCCTCCGGCGCGTCAAGCGAGCACGTTCCGCCGCAATATAGAGCACCATTCTGGGCTCTTTGACCTTGCGCCCGTGCCAGTCCCACCCCGCCGCAAGGTGACAGGCTATGTCGGTTGCCGTGTTTGATTTGCCGGCGCCGGGCAGTCCCACGATGTAGCTGAATTCACCCTCTGCAAAAACGTCCCGAACGAACCACACCTTGTGGTCATCCTCGTCTCCGATTTCATGCGCCCATATCAGTTCAAAGCGTGTCTTGGTCTCCTGTTGTTCCACCATTGCGACCATTACGCCGCCGCCTTCTCATCCAGCCACTTGGCCAAAACCGACTTGCGGGCTGCGACCGTGCCGCCGAGCTTGAACGTGGGAATTTCGCCCGCGTAAATGAGTTTGTAGGTTTGGCGCCGCGTAATGCCTAGCTGCGTTGCGATTGCGTTAGCGCCCATAAGGATTTCCATACTCTCCATATTTGTCTCCTTGTGCCTGGCTGCGCTTTATTGCGCTTGCCTTTCACTCGCTTACCTAACCTTGCCCGTTTTTTCTCTCAATTTAAGCATTGCCTAAAAGATTGGTTATGTCCTTGATAGATATGGCGATAAAAATTTCAAATGGACCATTGATGAGGGCGGGAAGCCGCGCCGCAGGCGCATTACATGGCCCGTGATTGACAGTCGTTATGCGCCACGATAGGTCATGCGCCATATCATCAGTATATCCGAGGGGCAAATGGCAACGATTACAAAACGACGCTGGACAACGAGCAAGGGGGAAGATCGTGAGGCCTGGACGCTCGCTTACACAGACAGGCAGGGGAAGCGCCACAAAGAGCAATTCGCCAAGAAGCGCGAGGCAGAAACCCGACGAGTCGAGGTTGAAGGGCAGATCAGCAAAGGGGCTTTTCGAGCGGAGGCCGCCAAAAAGACGGTAAAGGACGCCATTGACGCGTATATCAAGCACCTTGAGCGCCGCCATGAGAAAGGCGAGCAAGTGACGACGATGTATCTGCGCAATACCACGGGACAGTTGCGAGGCCACATTCAGCCAGAGCTAGGCGACAAGAAGCTTTCCGAGCTGACTGCGCGCGGCGTGACGGACTTAATCTATAAGCTCAAGGACAACGGCATTGGGCTCCCTACGATCCGACGCGCCGTTGGGACCCTTTCCCGAGCGCTTCAATTCGCTGTCGGGCAAGACATGGTCGCCGGCAACCCCGTTAAAGGAATTCGCGTTACCGGGCGGCGAGGTGAAGGCAGCGAAAAGGTTGTTCCTCCAACAAAAAAAGAGCTTGCGGATATCCAGAAGGCCGCGAAAGAACAGCCAGAGCGCCGAAGCAAGCAGCCAACAGGGCTCCTATTGCGCATTCAGTTCGCCGCAGCGGCAGGCTTGCGCGCATCCGAGCAATGGGCGCTGCTATGGCGCCATATCGATCTAGACACGGCCGTGGTGACGATTGAAACGCGCGTTGACGGTTTTGGCAATTTCGACACCACAAAGAGCCTGGCCGGTACTCGCACGATCCCACTTGGCAAGACGATTGTCGCCGCGCTCAAGGAATGGCGCGAAGAGACACGTTACGGCAAAGATGAAGATTTTGTCTTTCCGGACGCGCGAGGCGGCTTCACCCGGCACACGAATTTCATGAAACGGGAATGGAAGCCGCTGATTAAAAGCGCTAAGGTCAAGGATATTGGATGGCACGCGCTGCGACACTTCGCGATTTCTACATGGATCGAGGCCGGACTCCAGCCGAAGGCTGTTCAAACCCTTGCCGGGCATTCGACATTCCAAATTACAATGTCACGCTACGGCCACCTGTTTCCGAGCGACGATCACTCCACGGCAATGGATAAGATTGCTGCCGCTCTTTACGCCAAATAGGAATCGTGATGACAGACTTAATGCGGTACGGGGATAGATACCGGGATAGATGCATTCCAGTGAAATATTTCCTGAACTCGTACCGAGCCCTGTCGGATGGCACGTGTGGCGTTCGCCATTTACAAGAAATGTTGGATACGGAGCATTTTCTTCTGTCAAACTGGAAGGTGGTATGGGCTGGAACGTGTGCGGTGTTACGGGCTGCTATAACCATGTTCCAGGTTGATGCAAAATCCTGCATCGACAGTCGGCTGGGAGGTGAGATCGCTGCAGAATGGAAATTGATTAGCGCTCATAAAGAAGAGCATTCCATCTTCTGGCAGTTCTTGCGGAAAGAGCGAGACAACATCATCCACGAATACGAGTGGGCCGCTTACGAGATGTGGATGGACGAAAGCGGCAATTTCAGCCCGCCAAAGTTGTCGCTTCTCAATGTGCGCCCGGAAAACTCACGTACCGTGCTCTTGATGCGAAGCGGGCACTATAAAGCCCAAGATTCGCTAGAGCTCTTGCGCGAAGGGGCCGACTGGGTGGAAGACAGAATCTATTCAGCCATACGCAGGGCTGGTTATGAGCCTGACGAGATGCGGAACATCGCCACCTTCCAAAAACCGCCACAACTCGCCCGTTGGTCTCTCTTTGACCGCTCATTGAGCGAGTGAACTTTTACTCGTCTTGACAAGATTTACCGCATGTTCCATGGCGCATAAATGGAGCATGCGGCTTTCAACGCCTTATTTCCCGGGCTTTACCAACGGCCTTTTAATCAGTAGGTCCAGGGTTCGAATCCCTGCGCGCTCACCATATAATGGCAAATCATATCAACAGGTTGCGAACATTCCTTGCCATGCGATCCCGGCTGGAATTGCGATACTCACTGCAGATTTCCGCCCTTTCGGCCCATGACACATGAAAATCGGATGGCGGTCACCGCGGCGCAGCCGATGTGAATCCGATGCCATTTCGAAGGCCGCTCCGCCAGTTGGCAACGAGTCAGATCCGCCGCGTCGGAGGCACGGTGTTCTATTATTGCTGGTTGTATTGGTACAACTTTTCTATTAATGGCGCGCGCGCCGAGGCAGGTTGTGTCATGGCTGGGATATATGACTACGCGCATTATCAGGTCGCTTCGGAAGAGGTTCCGGCGTGCATTTAAGCCGCGGACGGTTTCTATATTCGGGGTCAAACTTATCGCGGCAGACGAACGTGTTCCCCCGTATCTGCAAGACCTGATGTACCGCGAGGTCTACGAAGACACAGAGCGAAACATCCTTCTAAAGATACTGAAGCCAAGCGCAAGGGTTCTGGAAATAGGGACCGGCGTCGGCTTTATTGCCGCTCTCGCTGCCGCAATTTGCGGTCAGGATAACGTCTCGACATATGAGGCAAACAGCAGCCTTGCCAGCCTCATACGCGACAACTTCCGCCTGAATCAACTAGAGCCACATCTCGTCCGAAAGGCCGTTACTTCAGACGGCCGGACGGTTTCGTTCCATCAGGCCGAAAATGTCATCTCCTCAAGCATTTTCGACCGGAAGATTGTTGGCCACACGATTGAAGTGGAGAGCGTGAAGTTTTCCCATATCCTCGATCGTCATCGGCCTGACGTTCTGATCATGGATGTCGAGGGTGCCGAGGACGAGCTCCTCCGCATCCCCGGCTTTGGCAGCGTCCAACATATTCCCGTGGAACTCCAGCCGCACATCATCGGCCGGGATAAGGTGGATGAGCTGAAGCGCATAGTTGAACTCCGCGGCTTCCGGCAGCGGTTCAGCGACCATCTCTCAGCTAGGCGCATCAGAACTATCAATGCCTTGCGTGCTGCCCCTCCTCTTGCCATGGATGCCGGATTGAAGATACTGGCGCCAGACGCAGTTTTCGCCACGATGGCGCAAGCGTGCCAAGGGGTCCGCGATCAGCTGAGACGTCATGAGAATCTTCATCCTCGCTGGAATTCTGATCGGAGCCTTGCTCGTGTTCTTGCTCGTATCGGGCATTGCAGACATCCCATGCCAGGCAGGCAGCTGGGATCCCGGCAAGTACACCTGCACTCATACGGGAGTCACGTCGTGACAACGAGAGCGCTCGCCCGTTTCACCCGTGCATGATATGAAGCTGCATGACCGACACCGAACAGCAGTATGAGTTTTCAGAATTCTCCGGCCAATTCGTCGACGACGGAGTCGTGGTGGTGATCGGCATCTACCGCCCGGCCGGCACCAACGCGGATTGGACCCTCGAAGTGGTGGATCAGGAAGGGTATTCCACGATTTGGGACGATTCATTCGCTACCGACCGCGAAGCATTCGAAGAATTTCTTGCAACGATCCAGCGTGACGGTATCCGCAGCTTCCTGGAGCAATCCATCCATTCGGTACACTGA